AGTTAGGTACAACTCTGTACAAAAAAAATCTAGGTGCAAAAGTAAGCTACTCGGAAGTCAATCCTTTTGATATAGTATCCGAAAACTTTGAGTATATTTCAAAAATAGTCAGAGATTTACAAGACTCTGAAATTATAGGAGATTAACATGGCAAACGACCACGCTCAAGACAGATATGATCCCCCAAAAGTTGGTAGTGATTGGGAAAAAGAATACTTTGGTGATGTAAATATTGGAGAGGTATTTAGACTTTTTCCACAAAACGATGCTAAAACATTTCGTAAAGTAGGAGATGGAGTGGCTGTTGATGTGAGTGACATGAAAGAGGTCATTCTAAAAGACAGAGACGAAATTTATGTCAAGTCGTAATTTTCAGAAACCGATAAGAATCAAAGGTAAGAAACTTGTTCTTACCAAAAAGATGATTGAAGATGCTCAATCTCAGACAAAATCTAATATGGCAGCTGCTCGTTGGTTAGGTGTAAGTTATCTAACTTATCGTAAGTATGCTAAAATATATGGTTTGTTTGAGAAACACCTTAACCCATCTGGTGTTGGAATAAAAAAAGGATATGGAAGATGGATAAAATCACTTGACCAAATATTAGATGGAAGTAAAAAATATAGAATGAGAGCTGGGTATATTAAAAAAAGACTTATAAAAGAAAAGTGGGTTGAGGAAGAGTGTGGTTCTTGTGGGTACAATGAAATCATCATAGGAAAAGATTCAGTTGCTCTTCGTTTGGATTATGTAGACGGAGATATAACAAATAACACATTAGAAAATTTAAGGTTATTGTGTCCAAATTGTTATCTATCACACAACGGACATATGCCATCTTCAGAGAGGTTTTATAAATGAAAAAACAAAAAGCAATATTAATTAAAGACTTTTACAATGATAAGGGTGCTCTTCACAAGGGAGAAAAAGTTGTAATAGAGGGACAGGCTGCAGAAGGATTTATAAGAGTGATTACTGGTACAGGTGCAGTTTATATTATACCATCACACATTATCAAAAAAACCTCTTGACAAATAGGTTATTTTTTCTTAACTTATTGTTATGAAAAAAGTAATAAATTGTATAAAACAAGATAATCCCTTAATTAATAAAAAACTAAGAGAGGTATCAGTTGAAGAAGGATTGGAAATCGCCAGAGAATTATTTCAGATACTTAACAAAAGAGGGGACGGTATTGGGTTGGCAGCTAATCAAGTGGGAATTGATGCACAAGTGGCCGTTGTCAATGTTCGTGAACCTTTGGTACTCATCAATCCTAAAATCATTGAGAAACACAACGAGATACCTTTTTATGAAGGTTGTTTATCTTATCCAGGCAAAGGAGTACACACCAAAAGATACAGAGATGTAATTATACAAACTGCTCAATCAGAGAGTGGTTGGTATTTTAGTGGTGCTAGTGATATAGTGGATAATGCTCGTGGTAGTTGGGAAGTTGACAGAAAGACTAAAGACCAAGAGTTGAGAATACTTGAGTCGGTATGTGTGCAACATGAGATTGACCACCTAAATGGTGTTGTTTGTATGGATAGAAAAGTAAACACTACTGTCAAGGTTGATAAAAAAATAGGTCGTAACAGTTTAGTTACTATTAAAAAAGGTGATGCAGTTAAGGTGTTAAAATATAAAAAGGCACAAAACTTTTTAAATCAAGGGTGGGCGATTGAAAACTAAAAAAACAGTTACGACATCTGATGTTACGATGGAATATGTTAAGGGTGTTATTTGGTTAATCTTGGCATATTTGTACTTTCATTTCATCATAATGGGTTGGACTTTATGAAAAAAAAGTATTCTGATGCTGGTAAGGGTGACAGAAACAGAATATCAGACAAAAAAAGATTTGATAAAAATTGGGAAAAGATATTTGGTATTGATAAAGAAGTACGCGACCATCCTTTAGGAGTTGGGTTTGCTCAAAAAGATATTAAGAAGAAAAATGTTAGAGAATTTTATAGTAGCGAAGATTGTAAAATAGACGAAAATGGAGGTCCACATAAAATTGACCTTAACAAATTAAACAAAAATGAAAGTAAAAATTGATAAAATAAAAAAAAGTTTACCTTATTTATTATTGTCGATGAGTATTTATCACTTTTGTTATTTTTTTATGAAAGGCATACATTCTATTTGTAGGTATTTAGCCGATAAATTAGATATGCCACTTTCTCATAAAATAATTGAATATCCAAAACCAAAGAAAGAAGAGGATATATTAGGGATATGAAAGAGTTATGTGTTACTTGTAAAAAAGAAACAAAATACAATAAAGAAGACCATATTGATTACAGAATTGGTTACATAGAGGGTTCTGGTCAATTATGTCTTGATTGTTATGATGAACTATATATTAAACCAAAGTTAGGAGAAAAAAATGAACAAATTTTCAAAAGCAATCGAAACACTAAAAAGATGGATTGGCGTTGAAAAGAGAAGTGGTGTTGAACGAAGAGTAAAACCAAGTAAAAGAAAAAAGACAAACAAAAGAAAATCAACTAGGAGAAAAAGTTAATGGTGTTAGATAGTTTGTTAGCAGGCGTAATGTTATTCAGCTCACTTGCTGTTAGGACATCAAACACACAACCTAATCCTGATGACTATGAAATAAGTATTGGTGTTAGTCACCCAGCTTATCATTTCAATCGTCAATGGGAACGAGAACTCGGTACTAAATATATTGATGATTTGTTTTGGGTAAAGTATGATGATTGGTTGTACTTTAAACCAGAATACATGAACAAAGAAAGTAAAGGTGTAAAGTATGCTAAACTTGATTGGCGTAGAACTATATATGGTATTAGTTTAGGATTTACAACTCGTTCTACCGATGAGACTTTAAAGACATATGACACATTTGCTTCAATAGGATATTCAAATAAGAAAACCTATGGGGAAAAGGTGGATGTTGAGTTTTCTTTTGATGGATACTCTCCGCCAGACGAAGAATTTGAATATGAAAACAAATTTAAGGTAAGTTGGAAACTAACTGACAAAGTTAGGTTGTATAATTTAGGAGAGATTTCAAAACTTAAAGCAACACAGTTTTACAAGGCTAAAGTGGGTTTAGAATACACTTTTTGATATTTATAGGTAGGGAAAATGAAAGTTAAAATTAAAGAGTCAGCAAATAAATCCTTTACTCCGTTTGTACCGAAGTGGACGACAAGCACTTCACATAAAATTAATTACGAAATAGTCTATAAAGTGCTTGACTAATAATGCTGTTTGTTAGTAACTTTAGGAGTAATATGATGAAGAATGTATGGTCTACTGAAAGAAAAGAAATTGCCACTTGGTTGTCTGGTTATTTAGCTATGATAAAAAAATGGGTTGATAGAATTCTTGATAACGAAGACCACGATGTTGACAAGAATAAAATTATCGGTCAAATAGATGAGTGGATTAAGTGGTTAGAAGAGACTAAAATCAAAATCATAAAAATGAAAGACACAGTAGTAGAAAGGGAGTAAAAATGCAAAGGTTATTATTTTTAATAGGTTTAATAATTATTGGGTGTTCAAATCCAATGATATCCGAAGATTGCGGGTGTGATTTTAGCATATCTTCAGATTTACCACAAACTAATGGTATATATGAACTAGAATTTAATCAAGATTTAGCACAAACTTACTCTGTCTTGAGTTGTCAAACTGAGTGTGGTTGGGCACAACATATTCAATGGACTTCAGATTATGTGTATCAAATTCAACCAAATCAATGGATTAGTTTGGTTAATCCAGCAAGTATGACCGATGAAGATGGTAATGGTAATATAGTTTTTGCTGTTTGGGAAGAATTTGTAGATAAAACAATTACAATTTACGGTGGTTACACAGATGAGTGTGGTCATCATTTTATAGATTCTTTAAAGGTAAAAGTCGTTGATAATGAATAGGAGATAGATTATGAAATGGGTGTTGATTAATAATATGGATGAGATAGTTGACACATGTGAGATAGCAAGTGAAGTGGGTGTTTCAGGTGCAAAAACTTATTTTATGGGTATCAAACGATTAAAAGGAAAAGCGTTTGATAGTCTTTGGAGAGTGATGAGTCAAGAAAAATATGATTTACAATTTAAAGCATCATTACAAAATAGACAAATCGAGTGGTGGAAAGACGACCAGTCATACCTTGACATAGATAAACCATAAAACTCTGTCATATTGTCATTAAAAAATTATTGGAACAGTTATTGTACTATATAGGTAAGAACATCGCCACAAAGTGGGATGTCGTTAGTTCAAATGAATAACATAGGAGTAGTACAATGACAAAATTCACATTTCATAGAGGATTGCCTGTAATAGATAGGGAATCATTTTTAACACCATTCGATAAGATGTTTGATGAGATAGTATCAACATCTTTTCCACAAATCAATGAACAAGTCGGAGTTACACCTTTTAGTAATTCAGCATATCCAAAGGTCAATGTATATGAATACGATGACAAGGTTGGTTTAGTTGCTGAGATTCCTGGTCTTGATAAAAAAGACTTGAATGTTGAAGTGGAAGAAGGCACTCTAACAATATCAGGTGAGAAACATCATGGTATATTTGATGAGGCAAAAGCTAAAGTGCTTCGTAGAGAGTTAAAACACTCTTCATTCAAAAGGTCATTTACGTTGGGAGAATTATTAGATGGTGAAAACATCTCTGCCAATTTTAAGGATGGAATCCTTTCAGTAGAAATTCCGAAAGTAGAACCTGAACTACCGAAGAAGAACATCGTGAAAATCAAGTGAAAATAGTCTCCATAGGAGGCAAAGGTTATATCGTTCTCGGTGTTGTGTCGGCCAATACTTCATTCTCTACTGAAGAGTTAAAGAGTCAATGGAGATTGGCCGATACTATTTTAAGAAAAGACAATGATTGGTATGTATGCATGGAAATGATTGATGCAGAATTTTTTGATATTTAATGCTTGACAATAATAGTTATATTAAAGTATATTATTGTTATGAAACAAAAACAACCAGAAAACAAAGAAAGGAGATTTGAAATGAATGGTGGTTATTTTATTGATGGAATTCCATACATGGATTGTAAAATCACAGGCGATCCAGTTCGTAATGTAAGTGTGGAAACTACATCTGTTATAGGTAGTAGAGCCCTTATGGCTAGAATGGACAAAATGTTTCCCGAAGAAAATAAACCCAAAAGAGTTAAAACTGGTCGACCATCAGGTTGGCATTTTATGAGTGAGTTTGTTGATAAAGATGGAACAGTTTTTCATAAAGGTAAAGAACAACCTGATTTAAAAGGTACTTTACCACCTACCAAAATCAAACCCAAAAAGAAAGCAAAGCGTAGAACGAAGGAAGAAATACTTTTAGCGAGACATGAGAAAAAGAAAAAAGTTTTAAAGAAAGCGAAGAAGAAGTTAAGTGACAAAATTAAAGGGCAATAAGCCATTAGATAGGGACTATTTTAAGTATAAAGATAGACCTAAAAAGAAGGGTGAGAAAGATGTGACATCTTGCTGTGGACAAAGTGTTGACAGAACTGGATTGAATGTGAATATTGAAAATGATTGGAAATTAATAGAAGACCACATTGAAAAAAATTTAACAGCTTATCCACATACCGAATCAATAACACCAGTCTCATGTAAAGAATGTGGTAGGTTGTTGAAGTATAGTAGTGTGTTGAAACGAGATAAGAAGAACTGGAGATAGTAATGGGTAAACAAGTAAAGAAACATGGTTATAGTTGTAAATTAGTGAGGGTTGTCGATGGTGACACTTGTGACGCTATGATAGATTTAGGATTTGATGTTTGGGTAAAAAACAGAATAAGATTTTATGGTGTAGATACTTGGGAATCAAGGACAAGAGACTTGGAAGAAAAAGCCAAAGGTTTGGAAGCAAAAGCATATGTCAAAGACCTGCTGGAAAATTCAGACGATGGTAAGTTCAGTATCATATCACATGGTAGAGGTAAGTATGGTCGTGTTCTCGGAGAGATATTTGTCAAGGGACACGAGAAGTCAGTTAATGAATTATTAAAGGAGAATGGACATGCCTACGAATATCACGGAGAAAAGAAAAAAGTCTTTGGCTCATAAGGTTTCACTATTGGAGTTAAAGAGAAAAGTTGGTTCACCAAAACTAAGCTTTAGGAAAAGAAGATGAAAGTTAGTATTGAATATTGTACTTCTTGAGGATACTTAAATCAGGCTCTCAGTTTGAGAGAATCAATAGAAAGACAATTTGGTATCAAACCAGAACTCATAAAAGGTATGGGTGGTGTATTTGAAGTTAAATTTAATAACAGTATAATATTCAGCAAAAAAAAATTAAATAGATTTCCAAATGATAACGAAGTCGAAGATTTAATAGAATATTATGAATCAGTAACATAACAGGAGAAAGTAGTGAGTGAAAAAGAAGAATCTGTATTGCGGAATCAGGCTATTCTTATGATTGCTAGAAATTATAATAAACCAAAAGTCGTAAAAAGAGTTCTAAAAAGATTTAAGAAGTGTATTAAAATAAGTTAAAGTTAAGAGGTTACAATGGCGAAAGCAAAACATCACTTTGGTTCTGATGTAGGTGGGACTAAAGCTAAAAAGAAAACAAGACAAGGATTAGGTAGAGGCACTAAATTTAGTAGTCGAGTCGGTTCAAAACGATTCAAGAAAAAATATAGAGGACAAGGAAAGTGAAATCAAAAGTTTTAGATAAAGGTTTTATTGAGGTCGTGGATTGGTTAGGAAAAGACATGCTAACAGTTGTTAATTCTGCTCGTGTGTCATTCGGTAAAAGAAAAAAATATTGGGATAAGTCAGATGAAAGATTAGTTCGTTATTTGGCTAAACACAAACACTATTCTCCATTCAGACACCTACAAGTTCAGTTTCATATTAAGGCACCAGAGTTTGTAATGAGACAATGGTATAAACATGTTGTTGGAATAGAGACTACCTCTAATGGTGCAACTAAAGACCACGCTTGGAACGAAATTAGTGGTAGATATGTAGAGGTTCAAGACTACTACAAACCATCGGTGTATAGACAACAATCTGAAGATAACAAACAGGCAAGTGAAGGTGAGATACAACAACAAGAATTAGCTGATTTTGTTTGGGATAGCACAATGAGAAGCGTAAAAGAAGCTTATGATGGGTTGTTAAAACTAGGTGTTGCTAAAGAACAAGCAAGAGCTATGTTACCATTGAGTCAATACACCGAAGTGTATTGGACAGCATCATTTCAAGCTATTATGAATTTTATAGAGTTGAGAAACGAAAAAACATCTCAATGGGAAATACAAGAATATGCTAAAGTGTTATTAGAACAGACAAAAGAAACATTTCCAAAAACAACAGAA